AAGATATTCCCGCCTTGAGAGATTTAATTAAAGATACCGTTAAATTAGAGAGTGAGCAGGGTAAGAGATTGATCTTTAGTAATGGTTCTGCATTTAGAGTTTCTACATCCATGCGTTCTGGTACGCTCAGTCAGTTACTAATTACAGAATACGGTAAAATCTGTGCGAAAGAACCTGAGAAAGCTAGGGAAGTTCGTACTGGTAGCATTGAAACATTGCCTAGAGATGCTTTGTTAGCGATGGAATCAACCGCTATGGGTAACGAAGGTGATTTCTTCACTAAATGCAGGGATGCTGAATTGGATAACCTTGCGAAAAAAGAACTCACTACTATGGATTACAGGTTTTTCTTCTTTCCTTGGTATAAGGAGAAAGCATATAAACTTGAAACCAGCACCCCTGTCCCACCTGATGTAGAAACCTATTTTGAAAAACAAGAATCCGATTTAAATGTTAAATTTAACAAGGCACAGAAGTCGTGGTATGCTAAAAAGCTGTCTGAGTTAGGGGATGATGTAAAAAGAGAATACCCTACAACGGCAAAAGAAGCATTTGAGCAGAGTATTGAGGGTGCCTACCTTGCAAGACATCTGCAATCAGCGTATATTGATGGTAGGGTAGAAAGCTTACCTTATATCAGGAGACTGCCAGTACATACTGGATGGGATTTAGGTATCAATGACACAACTTGTATTTGGTTTTTTCAGATACACCAAGATTGTATTCGTTTTATAGATTATTACGAAAATGCGGATGAGGGTTTGACCCACTACATTAATTTACTCAAACAGAGAGATTATAGATACGGCAAACACCTTGCTCCGCATGATATTGAGGTTAGAGATTTTACGATTGGTAAGACTAGGAAAGAGTTTGCCAGAGAACAAGGGCTAATCTTTGAGACTGTGCCTAGACCACATGATGTAATGGATAAGATTGAGAGTGTAAGAAATATCTTTCCTCAATTTTATTTTGATGAAACCAAATGCAGTAGAGGCTTGACTTGTTTAAAGAATTACCGTAAAGAATGGGACGATAAGAATGGTTGTTACAAGAACCGTCCTCTGCATAATTGGGCCTCTCATGGATTTGATGCCTTAGCTACAGCCGCTTTAGGGTTTGAAGCTGGCTATTTAAATGTTAATGTATTACAAGCAAGTGCTGTTGCTGAGTATGATGTTTTTGATTAGGAGATAAACTATGGGTATGGGAAAAGGCTCAATGCCTGCGATGCCTGCACCAATGGTGGTAGAGCCGCCAAAGCAAGAAGATTACTTACCAGAAAAGTCAGAGTTACCAGAAATCCCACAGGTAACACAGGCTAAACTGGATGAAGAAAAACGCAAAAAAATGCAACGGCTTGCACAGACAGATACTAGAGAATCTAATATTACAAATATTGGTGGTGCTTTAGGGGATGGTACGACAGAAGATCAAGAGATACAACGTTTAGGTCTGTTTGTCACGCCTAAGACTATTGGTAAAAGTTCCACTAAAGGATTATTAAGTTCATAAGGAGATAAGTTATGGGTGGTCGACCAAGTCCTCCTCAAGTAGATTATGCCGCTATTGCTAGGCAACAAGAGCAAGAAAGACAGAGATTGCAGGGTATAGAGGATGAAAAATATCGTGTCAAAGGTATTTCTGATTATATAGATTATATGTCAGACAACCCAAAATCTATGAGTTTCCAAGCCGCTACTGGTAGATACTTTAAAGGTGTAAGCCCCGGTGCTACTCCGGGTAAAGCGTTAGAGAACTACCAGACGGACAAATCAATTACTGCGGATATGATTAAACAAGACCCTAGTAAATATTTCGACAGAAAGACGAGCCAAGCAAGTATACAGCCGGGACGTATTAGATTTGGCAAATTACCTGATAAGTCTGCACAGCAAGGATTATTAGGTTCGGGGCAACAAGACAAGAAAACCTTACTAGGAGCCTAGTATGCCTGTAGCAACCGATTTATTAAAACGCTACGAGGTTTTAAAAAATGACCGAATATTATGGGAGCCATTCTTTCGTGATGTACGTGATTATATTAGACCCCGTAAACAGCAAGTAGACAGTTCCCAAAATATTAATGCGGAACGTCATACTAATAAAATGTTTGATTCCTCTGCGCCAGAGGCAAGCCGTATTATGGCTATGTCTATGCAGAATGCCTTAGTTCCGCAATCAGTAGTATGGTTTGGCCTCTCTATACCTTCTGGACACAAATTATATGCTTTGAATGAAGAACCTAGTGTAAAGCGTTGGTTTCACGATGTAACGCAAAAGATGTTTTACAGTATGCACGAAAGTAACTTCTACACTACGATTGGTGAAGCATTTTTAGATTTTACGTCTTTCGGCACAATCAATATATTACTCGAAGAAAATCAGTCATACTATGATGGTTTTGGGGGGCTAGTCTTTACCTCGATACCAACTGGGCAGTTTGTTTTTTCAGAGGACAGATGGGGGAAGCCTGATACTGTATTTTGGGAGTATGTGTTTACCGCTAGACAAGCAAAACAACTATTCGGTAATAAAAAACTACCTGATTCTGTAAAGAAAGCTTGTAAGGAAGCACCAGACACAAAGTTTACTTTTGTGCGTGTTGTTATGCCTAGCGAAGATTACGAAATGAACTCAGTAGATTCTATGAAAAAGAAGTATGCTACTGTAGATATTCATTACGATACTAAGAAAATTGTTAGAAGAAATGGTTTTGATGAACTACCTTATGTAATTGGCAGATTTGAGAAGGCATCTGGCGAATTGTGGGGCAGAAGTCCTGCCGACATCGCCATGCCAGATATAAAGACACTCAATAAGATTCGAGAACTCGAACTTAAAGGGCTGGCTACTGCCGTACATCCACCTTTGATCGCACCAGATCAGGGTATTATTGGTACGTTTAGAATGACTCCTTCTGCAATTAACTACTCTAGGGAACCAGAACGATTTAAATTCCTCAGATTTGAGGGTAGGTTTGACTTGTCCTCTCTAAAAGCTGATGAATTAAAGAAATCAATTCGTGGAATTTTCCTTGCAGATCAACTTGTACTGCCAGAAAAACTAAATATGACGGCAGAAGAAGTTGCTACTGTAAGAGAACAAATCCAAAAATTACTTGGGCCTACGGTAGCTAGATTTGAAAGTGAGGTTTTAACTCCTCTTATTTTGCGTAGCTTTGGTTTACTCAATAGGGCTGGTGCTTTACCGCCAGCACCTCAAGAATTAGCAGAGTTAGATGAAATCGAGGTGTCTTATGTTGGTCAACTGGCTAAGAACCAAAAAATACAAGATGTCACAGCAATACAGAGATGGCTTGGGGTGGCGGCTAATATGGCTGGTTTTGCACCAGAGGTACTTGATAATATTAATGTGGATGAAGCTTTACAAATCATCGGTGAAAGGATGGCTGTACCGTCTGCGGTAATGAGATCGCAAGAAGAAGTTGAACAGATGAGGGCGCAACGTCAGGAACAAATGGCGATGCAAGAACAACTGGCTCAGGCTTCACAGGTTGCAGAGGGAGCAGGTAAAGCCGCACCAATGGTTACAGCACTAGGAGGTGCTAATGCGTTCCCAGTACAATGAACTGGATGATATAAGAGAGGCAATAGTTAAAACATTTTCGGGTACTTACGGAGAAAAAGTATTACAATTTTTAGAGGATATGTATATGAACCAGATTTCGGCTGAACCGAATGACCCATATACAACCTACTTTAACGAAGGGGGTAGGGGTTTAGTTTTAGGATTGAAAGCGCAAATTCATGCTTACAAAAACAGAGAGAACCAGCCTACACAACAGGAAGAAATACAACTCTAACGAGTGGGATTTTGACTGTAATGAGTGTGGGGCGTGTTGTAGGGCACTTGGGTGCCCAGATATTACAGAGGATAATAAGTGTTCGATCTATAATTCTCGACCATTTTTGTGTGATACGAGAAGGATGTTTAACGAGGTACATAGCAAGACTATGACCAAACAAGAATATTTCGCTAAAGCTAAAATAGCTTGCGACCAATTAAAGGAGCAATATTGATGTCAGAGCAAACAGAGGCCGTTACAAGCGATAACCTCATTAATACTGAGACAGAGGTAGCTGACACTTGGCAATCACAGCATTTGCCAGAAGATTTAAGGGATAATGAAACTTTCTCTAAGTTTAAAGATGTAGGGGCACTAGGCAATTCTTACCTAGAGTTACAGAAAATGGTGGGTTCTAGGGTTAAAGTGCCTACAGAAGATGCCTCAGAAGAAGATATTAATTCGTTCTATAATCAATTAGGGAGGCCAGAGGCACCAGATAAATATGAAATTAATCTCCCTGAGACAGAATACCGTCAGGAAAAAATAGATGAATTTTTACAGAGGGCACACGCATCAGGTCTAACAAATAAACAAGCCCAAGATGCTTTAGACTTTTATCATTCTTTAGAAACTGATACACAGGTCAATGCAGAGGCCGCTATGCAACAAGCTAGGTTAGATGCGGAAACTGTACTGAAAAAGGAATGGGGGCCAGCCGAATATGCTAAGAATTTAGCGGTGTCCCGTAGAGCGTTCAACCGTTTTGCAGACGATGATTTAAAACAGTTTGTAAATGAAAGCGGTGTAACCAATAATGTTGCGATGATTAAGTTTCTGCATCGTATTGGCTCCGCATTTAGTGAGCCTGCTTTAGAGGGTGCTGGTAAAACTACAGGCTCTATTGATCCTGATTCAGCCAAGCTGGAAATTGCGGCTATGATGAAGGATAAAAAACACAAGTATAATGAAGCTTTATTTGATAATATGCACCCGAAGCATATGGAGGCTATTTCATATAGAGATCATTTGTATGATATGATTTATACCGAGGAATAAATGGATAATATTTTTTGTTCTGCGTGTGAAAACTTTGAGTACCAAGATAGACGTATCGAAGGCAAAGCCACACCAGAGCAGTATGGCTACTGTAGAGAATTTAAACGGCAAACTTCTGCCGATTCTTTCTATGCAGTATGTCTTGGTGCTTCCCCTATAGATGTTCAGATAGAGAAGCCCAGTATTGTGAAGAAACGGCCTTGAAAAAGATAACCATATCTTCACGCAAATAGAGCCTACATAGTGTAGACAACTCTCCTTTTTTAATCTCTTTACTTACAAGAGGTCTATTATGAGTATCGAAGTCAATAAGGCATTTGCCCAGAAGTTTAGGGACAGTTTTATTCACTTGGTACAGCAAAAAGGTTCACGTTTGCGTGAGTATGTTCGTGTTAATACGGATATACAAGGCAAGTACGATCACTTTGACCGTTTAGGTAGCACATCGGCTCAAAAAATAACGAGTCGGCATAGTGATACACCTTTGATCTCTACCCCACACTCCCGTAGACGAGTTTCTATGGAAGATTACAACTGGGCTGATTTAGTCGATAAGGCTGATAAGGTTCGGATGTTAGCTGATCCTACTAGCGAATATATGAAAGCTGGTGTATGGGCTATGGGTAGAACAATGGATGATGTACTTATCTCTGCGATGTTGGGCAACGCTGTTAGTGTGGATGAAAATGATTCCTCAAGCAACACCGCTTTGCCTGCGGCACAGAAGATTGCTGTATCAGGTACTACGGATATGAACATTACGAAACTGAGAGAAGCAAAACAAATCTTAGATTCTTCTGATGTTGATCCTGATTTACCACGTTGTATTGTTATGAAGTCTAACCAATTTTATGATCTCCTCGGAGATACTGAAATTCAAAGTGCAGACTACAATACAGTAAAAGCCTTAGTAGCTGGTGATATTGATACCTTTATGGGATTCAAATTCATTCGCTCTGAGCGTTTAACAAGCGACTCTAATGGTGATACCCAATGTATTGCTTGGATTCACGATGGAGTTGGTTTGAGTCTAGGTATGGACGTTAAAACCGAAATTACGGAACGTTCAGATAAAAACTATAGTACGCAAGTCTATGCCCAAATGTGTCTCGGTGCGGTTCGCATTGAAGATGAAAAGGTCGTAGAAATTGCTTGTACTGATTCTTAAGGGAGGTATATAAATGGCTACTTATAAAAGTACAGAGTATACTTCTGCTACGGACGGTACAGGTACTAAAAATGCGCCTACCACTTGGAATGGCGTAACCTATCGGTATGCTAGATTTACTGGGCAAGCTCTCAGTTCGTCTGATGTCGTACAGGTTATGACTATACCTTCTGGTGTACGCATACTTCCGCAGTCAATGGTCATTATCAGTGATCTTGAATCATCGGCTACGGTTAATGTGGGATATGCCGCACACACTACTCAAAGCGATGGTTCTGCTGTAGCTTTGGATGCTGACGCATTTATTAGTGCTGTAGCCGCAGATTCCGCTAGGACTGTTACTAACTTCCATGAAAGCGGAACCCATGATACGGGTTATGTGACTACTGGTGAAATGGTGTTGACCTTTGCTTTAGGCGCAGGCACATCTGTAACCGCAGACACATTCGATTTTCATGTAATGTACGCTGATCCTAACTAAGATTGTAGGGTGGTATCTTCCGGGGGTGCCACCCTACTTCTTTTATGATATGAGACTAAAAAAAGGCGAAATGTATTATGTAGAGTGGGACGATACATTAATTCGCAACGATTGGTCTGAGGATGATACAAATGAGTTTTTAGAGGATTCCCCTAGAGTACGCTTTATGGGGTGGTTCGTTAAAAGCGATAAAAAAGCTAAGATATTTATTCTACAAAGTGATGTGCCTCCGGGTACAGTAGTAGGGGAAAGAATTAAAGTGCCGATTGGCATGATAAGAGTTATTAAACGATTGAAGTTTGCGGAGTAACCTATGGGTTCAAAAGTAGATTTAGCTAACGAAGCCTTATTATTGCTTGGTGCTAATACCATAACAAGTTTTACAGATAATGATTCTAATGCCGTACTGGTTAATCGTTTTTACGACAGCGAAAGAGATGCCCTTTTGCGTAGCCATAGATGGAACTGTGCTGTAACAACCGCAAACTTAGCTTCATTAACTGACACGCCTATTATAGATTGGCAATATAAATTTACCCTACCTACCGATCCTTACTGTTTACGTGTATTAGATGTGAGAACTGTTACAGGGGATATTAAATTAGATTTTGCTATACAGGGCAGGGAATTGCTTACAGAAGAATCCTCTATAGATATAACGTATATTCAAAAGCTAGAAGATACTATGCTGTATGATGCTATGCTCTACCAAGCACTTGTTTTTAGAATGGCTTGGAAACTAGCATTTCCTGTAACACGATCAAATACGGTGATGCAACAAATGGCCCAGTTATATGATGCTATTGTAAGAGATGCTAGGGCAGTCGATTCGCAAGAAGGCACACCAGAGACTATTGAAACAGATGCTTTGACTGATTTAAGGTTACGCTAAATGGCGAAAGTATGGCCTATACAGACCAATTTTACCGCAGGCCAGCTATCGGCTAGGTTGCATGGGCGAGTTGATGTTAATAAATACAACAACGGTCTAAAGACCCAAAAGAATGCTTATAGCCTACCGCATGGTGGCGTTATCCGTAGGGGTGGTTTTAACTATATTGCGGAAGCTAAAGGTGTAGCTAGTGGCTCTGAGTTAGTAGCTAATGGCACGTTTGCCTCTAATATTACTGGATGGACAAATAAAAGTGTAGGTTCTGGTAGTTCTATTGCACACGCTACCAATCTAATGAATATCGTTTCAGTCGATTCTAGTAATTACGGATGGGCTGAAGATGAAATTACAACTGTAGCTGGCAAGCGATATGTAATGAGTTTCGTCATTGGTGTTGGCGCAATTAATGTGCAAATTGGTACCGCAACGGGTGGCGTTGATATTCTTGCCTCTACATCCTATGCTGTCGGCACTCATACTATAGAATTTATTGCATTAAGTACGGCTACGTTTATCGGCTTTAAGCATACTACGGGGGCAACACATACTTTAGATACTGTTAGCGTTAAGGTAGCGACACAAGACGCAAAGATTAGATTGGTACGCTTTGAGTTTAGTATTACTCAGGCTTATATTTTAGAATTTGGTAATCTCTATATCAGGGTTTACAAGGATAATGGTCGCATACATACTGGTGGTGCCCCAGTAGAAATTGTAACCCCATTTACTACAGCACAATTATTTGATCTGTACTTCGCTCAATCAGCCGATACTCTCTATATCGCACACCCTACTCACGCCCCACGTAAGTTGACACGTACAAGTGATATTGCTTGGACTTTAGCAACTCTTTCCTTTACTTCTGCCCCTTCTGACTTTGTTGCAGGCGCAGGGGATTACCCTCGCTGTGTAACCTTCTTTGAGGAACGGTTGTATTGGGCTGGTACAGATAATAAACCACAAACAATCTGGGCTAGTAAATCTGGTGATTTTTTGAATATGAATCAGGGTACTGGCTTAGATGATGAATCACTAGCTTTTACATTAGCGACTGATGATGTGAATGTTATCAGATGGATGAAAGCCTCTGATGTTCTACTGGTAGGGACGGTAGGTGGGGAGTTCAAATTACATGGTAGTGGCAATCCAGTTACCCCTTCTAATGTGCGTGTAGTACAGGAAACTAAGTACGGTTCTAGTACCGTCACACCTATTACTTCTGGTCGTGCAGTTCTATTTAATCAACGGGCAACCAAGAAAATCAGGCAGATGATTTTTGATCTGAATGTCGAAGGCTTTGTAGCCCCTGATTTGACGATTTTAGCCGAAGATATTACAGGGGGTGGCTTGACCCATATGGCCTACCAACAAGAGCCAGATTCTATCGTCTGGGCCGTTAGAGAGGATGGTGTGTTATTGGGCTTGACCTACCAAAGAGATCAACAAGTGGTTGCTTGGCATCAACATCCTGTCGGTGGTGTTGATACGGAAGTGGAAAGCCTAGCTGTTATTCCCTCAGCCGATGGTAAATCAGATGAATTATGGGCGAGTATTAAACGCACTATTGCAGGGGGCACAGTCAGAACAATCGAATATCTGAACGACAGTATCTATGTTGATTCTGGTTTACTATATTCTGGTAGCCCAACGGCTACATTATCTGGTTTAGATCATTTAGAGGGGCAAACAGTACAAGTTTTAGGTGATGGATCAGTCTTTCCATCTCAAACGGTATCTGGTGGTTCTATTACGTTATCAGATACAGTTAGCACCGCATCTGTAGGATTAGCATATTCTACTGAATTAGTTACATTACCGCCTGAGTTACCACAAGCGGATGGCTCTAGTTTTGGCAAAAAGAAATCTTGGAACCGTATTATTTTAAATCTATATCAAACTTTAGGTATGGCTGTAAATGGCAAACAATTAGTTTTTAGAACTGGTGGTGATCCTATGGACTCGGCACCCCCGTTATTTACAGGTCAATTTGACATTACCAACCTTGGGTGGAAAGAATCGGATGCCTCCATCACTATTACACAGGAGCAACCATTAGGTATGACTTTGATCTCTCTAACAGGAGAACTGAGTGTTAACGACTAGACACGCTCCTTTAGAGCGTTCTGGGAAAATTACAATTAGACCTTATCAGTTATCGCATTTCAAACGGTTAGTAGTTAGACCGCATGAAGAAACGATTAAAAGGGCTGTTAAGTTATCTGACACAGAGTGGGCAAGGGCTATTGGTAAGGAAGCTGTAGAAGCCTACACAGGGTACATAGATGGTGATATTTTTGCTATTGGTGGTCTAAATATACTGTGGCCCGGAGTAGGGGAAGTTTGGGTAATTGGCTCTCCTACGGTACCAAAATATAAATTTGCTTATGTAAGAACTGTGAAGTTCTACTTGAAGTATTTCAGAGAAAAATATAAATTAAAGCGAGTACAGGCCCAGATTGTAGCGGATTACGATATGTTGAAACGATTTGCAGAAAAACTAGGCTTTAAATATGAAGGAACACTACACAATTACTGTGGTGGTGATTTAGATAATTGTATGTACGCTATTTGGGAGTAATAAATGGCAGAACCAATGACAATGGCTATACTGGCTGGTGGAGCCGAAGTAACTAAAGGCGTTACTGGGTACAAGGCAGGGCAATCGTCTGCTAAGTCTGCTATGGCAACTGCCATGTATAACAAGCAGATTTCAGATATTAATGCTCAAATGGAGAAAGAGCGTGGTCGTATTACACGTACCATTACAGAGCGTAATGCTGAGGTTATAGCTGATCGTGCCTCATATGATGCGTTTTTACTTGAAAGACAGGCAGATGAAGTAGAAGAACAAGCTTCATTTGATATGCAGATTGCAGAACGCCAGTACGATATATTTACAGCAGAAAAACGTGCCAAGTGGGGTACTTCTGGTGTCACTATGCAAGGTAGCCCTGCCGTGGTTGCTTTTGCTGATGCTCATGCGGCCGCAGTAAACTTGGCTAATATAGAGTTAAGAGGGGCACAGGCCGCAGGCCAGATAGATCAGACTGCCGCTATGACACGCTATAAAGGTCATGCTGATTATAACGCTACCATGCAACAAGCACTTCTACAACAATACGCTTCCGATATACAACGAGCCAATATTATTAATGAGGGTAATATGAATATGTACGCTGGTATGTCTAAAGCATATCAAGCTAAACAGCAAGCAAATGCCGCCTTAATCAATGGATTTACAAGTGCTGTTACGGCTGGTGTCGGTGCGTATGGTCAAGCTGGTGGGTTTGCACCGGGCGGTGGCGGTGGTGGGGCTAGTGGTGGTGGAGGCCCAAGTGGTTTAGCGATGATTAATGCTGGTGGTACAGGTGCAGTACCGGGTTATGCGGGGTAAAATATGGCAATAGGAAAACCGTTATTAGTTAGTGAGAGGAAAGGGGTTGCACAACCTGTCTTGTCTGCTCAGACACAGCAGTTAAGTTCTAATGTGCCTGTGCAAAAGATTGCTATGGCAGATTATAGTATTGGGCAGAATAATGCGAAAGCTTCTTTTGCTGTGACTAATGAATTAGTCAATATGGTAGATGCTGGCGTTAAAGCCAAGATGTATATTGATAATACAAAACAGCAATACGCTAGATTAAATTTAATGGAGGATTGGCAAAAAACAGATAATGATTTTCGTACTGCCTTTGCTAAAGCAATTACACCAGAAGAACAACAAGCAGTTAAAAATGATTTTGCTGAAAGTATGCAAACTCGCACAACCAACTACCGTAAAGGTGGTGGATTAGGTCTGCCTACTAGCGATAGCGTACAGGCTCAAAGAGATTTATCTTCACTTCGGGCACAGTCTAATAAATTATTCAGCAAAATGGACACAACTATTGCCGCTAATATCAATAATCGTACCAATATTATGCTAGGGAGTAGGAATAAAGCTTTAATCAAGGAAGCTACTGAAAATAAAAATGCTGATACAATTTCAATTTTAAACGATTTAAAATCAAATTACGCACAACAAGTAAGTGTAGGTGGTTTGATACCAGAGCAAGCAGTCTGGAATTTAGAAGTTGCTACAGATAAGATCGTTACTGGGCGTGGTAATTTATTTGCTACTGATTTTGCTAAACAGGCAACTGCTACTGGGCAGTACCCTACTGATAAAGAATTTAAGGCTCAAATGGAAGGTGTTATGGGTATGCCTTTAGGGGAACGTAGATTAAAACTCCTAAAAGAGTCTTTTACAGATGCTTATTATAAAGAGATTTCAGAACGTAATAGCCAAGTAAATGCAGAAGAAGCATATGCTAAAGAGATTACTGAGGCTGGTAGACTAGCATTAACGGATAAGGTGAATAAAGCACTTCAAGATAAGACGATTGCGCCTGAGTTAAAAACAAAGTTGATTAAAGAAGCCCACACCTTTGATTTTGCGGTGCCGGGGTTTGGTGCAAAGATTGAGAAAAAAATAATGGATGCAGAGCATGGGGTATCATATAAGCCTTTTGTAGAGCATTTTACTACTGGTGAGGGTAGGAATGTTATTTTAGAAAATATAAAAGCTGATGGCACCAGTTATTTTAATTTAGATGAATTGCGTAGTCACTTAGAAACTATGGGTGGCAAGTATGAGGGGATGAATGAAAGCACT